ACCAGAGTATAGTGTCGCGATAAAAGATCTTGAAGGACCAGGCAGTGTTACTGATGTGCCGTTTATCTTAACAAGCACTACACTACAAGATGACTATGAAGGAGACTTTCAAAACAGTCGTCGTACAATCATATACACTCTTGAGTTTGATGTGAAATTCAAGTTTATCGGTATACAAAGTGGTCCTGCAAAAATTATCAAGGTTGTGGATGTTGACTATTATGATAATCCTATACCGCCGTTGCCTTCTGAGTTTGATCCGATCGAAGGCTTGCGTGTAGAGCTTGGAAATCCAGAGACTGATACTCCTGAAAACTATACAGTGATTACTACATATGGCTTTGATGATATACCTTGATTATGAAACGAGACAAAGAAACTATACTGGCATCTCTTGAAAAGAATGTGGTTCCAGTAAAAAATGAAATTGCGTTAGCGTCTGGACAGCCAGTCGGTCCGTCGAATGACGAGATTATAATTGACGCTGAAGAAGACTATAAGTTTGCTCGTGAACGCATCAAAAAACTTATTGATACAAGTGATGAAGCAATAAGTACTATGCATGCCCTTGCATCTGACGCAGAACATCCTCGGGCATTTGAGGTGCTTGCTGGCATGATAAAAACAGCGGCAGATATAAATGGACAGCTCCTATCTCTGCAAAAAGAACGCAAAAAGATAGTTCAAGAACAGCCAACAAAAGGCAAAGGTGAGAGTGGTGGCTCTACTACAAACAATGCAATTTTTGTAGGCACGACTACAGAGTTGCAAAAGTTGTTAAAGCGTTCGAATGATGATGAAACTGTTGATGTATAATAATTATGCCATATTTTTATATTATACAAAATATACACAGTAAAAAATATTATGCTGGAAGCAAATATTCTCGAGAAGATTGTGATGTATCGTTATTATTAAAAGACAATGGGTATTGTACTTCATCATCAATAGTTAATAAAATCATTGAAAAAACTGGTATAACTTCATTCATAATACGAAAAACAAAAGTTTTTGATAATGCTCAACAAGCGTATAATTACGAAACCCGTTTTTTAAAAAGAGTAGATGCTGCAAATAATATAAAATTTTATAATTGTCATAACAATGACCTAAAATGTCCGTCATTTGGAACTATAGAATATTCACAATTATTGTATGATAAATATGGTGTTATAAATGCTAATTATATACCAGGAGTGGCTGATAAAATTTCTCAAAAAGCTCTTTCTAGATATAGTGATGACAATTGGAGAAAGACTAATTGGCTAAAAGGTATAGAAAAAATGAAAAATACTATGTCTAATTTAGATTGGAGAAAAAATGTAGCTAAACCGAGAGCATTAAAAGCAGCACAAACACGAAATCAAGAATTATCGAATAGAAAATGCAGTGAAACAAAATTATCGAGCGAATGGAAAAATACTATTGGTAAAGTTTCACAAGAAAAGAGAAATATAGTACGCAAACAAAAAATTAACAGACCAATAGTAATTGAAATAAAAAAATTATGTAAAAAACATAAAATAAAATTGGGTTCTGGTTGGTCAGTTAAAGATGATGAATTTTTGCAAAATAAATTAGCTGAAATAAAATTACACTATGATTGTTGATCATCAAAATACCAAAGAAAATGGATATCTTGGAAATCCCAATGTAAAGCGTGATGGTGTTAACATTAACTTTACAAAAGAGCAAATTGATGAATATATCAAGTGCAGTAAAGATCCTATCTATTTTTGTGAAACCTATTTAAAAGTTATTCATCTAGATAGAGGACTAGTACCATTTAAATTATATGGCTATCAACGTAAAATATTTCACGCATATAATTCAAATAGATTTAATATTGTATTAGCTTGCCGCCAGAGTGGCAAATCGATTTCTACATGTGGTTATTTATTATGGTATGCTCTTTTTCATAGTGAAAAAACAATAGCGATTTTGGCTAATAAAGGAGCTACTGCGCGTGAAATGTTATCTCGTATTTCTCTTATGCTTGAACATTTGCCATTTTGGTTGCAACCTGGCTGTAAAGCACTAAATAAAGGAAATATTGATTTTTCGAATAATTCTCGTATAATTTCTGCAGCGACTTCTAGTTCGAGTATTCGTGGAATGAGTATTTCTTTATTGTTTCTTGATGAATTTGCATTTGTAGATAATGCTAGTGAATTTTATACTGGTGTATATCCAGTTATCTCATCGGGTAAAGACACAAAGGTTATAATTACAAGCACTCCTAATGGCATAGGCAATATGTTTTATAAACTATGGGAAGGTGCAATACAAGGAGCAAATGAATTTAAACCGTTTACGATTCGATGGAATGATGTACCAGGACGAGACGAAGAATGGAAACGTCAGACAATTGCAAACAGCAGTGAGTTACAATTTCGTCAGGAATTTTCGTGCGATTTTATAGGCAGTTCTCAGACACTCATAAATTCTGACACATTATTGGGACTACAAGCACGAGACCCAATGCACACTAAATATGGCATTCGTTATTATGTCGAACCGATCGAAGGGCATGACTATATAATGACAGTTGACGTAAGTAAAGGGCGCGGTCAAGACTATAGCACATTTACAGTTTTTAACATATCCTCAAACAACTGTTTTAGTCAAGTCTGTACCTATCGAGATAATATGATATCTCCACTCATGTTTCCAGAACTCATCGTTCGTGCTGCAAAAATATACAACAATGCGCTCGTAATCATTGAAAATAATGATGCTGGACAGGTCGTATGCAATGCAATATATCATGATTACGAATATGACAACACCTTTGTACAAAGTTCAGTAAAGAGCAGCGGCATTGGCGTCACCATGACAAAGCGCGTAAAACGCATTGGGTGCAGCAACCTAAAAGACCTCATAGAGGGTGCTAAACTGCATATATGTGACGCTGACACAATCAGCGAACTCAGCAGCTTTGAGCCTAAAGGAGACAGTTATTCTGCGCGCGGGTCGACTCATGACGACATGGTTATGAATCTCGTACTCTTTGCATGGTTTGTAAGTACTGATGCTTTCGGAGGCATGAGTCCAGTTGAATTAAAAGACCTGCTCTACAGTGAAAAACTTAAAGAAATGGAAGACGACGCGCTGCCATTTCCAGTGCTAACAAACAACGGGGCGACTGAAACGAGCAGCATCAATCACTATGAGCGTCAAATTCAGGACCTTCAGGAGTGGAATATGCTGTAAAAGTCATATTTTATAAATATGCTTAGATTGAATAATTTCTTATTATGTTTCACAACCACTTATAATTAAACAATAACTGAAGAAAGAAAAAATATATGGCATATCTAAAAAGTGTAGGTGTACGAGTCACAGAAACAGACTTGACACCCATAGTGCAGGCAACATCAGCATCAATCGGTGCGTATGTTGGTCATTTTAATTGGGGTCCTTGCGATATCCCAACAAACGTTAACTCAGAGTCTACATTAGGACAAATTTTTGGGTTTCCACAAAAGGCAAACGATGAGAACGCTGCATCATTCTTAACTGCAGGCAGCTTCTTAAAATACGGCGATAATCTAAAAGTTATTCGCTGCGTTTCTCCTAGTGCTAAAAACGCAAAAGGAGTAGCTCCTGAAGTATCAGGCTCAACTGGCCCAATTACGAGTACAGCATTATTTAAAAACGAAAATCTATTCAATGACCTCGATCGTGGTGATGATATTGACGGAGTTTTCTATGCTCGTTTTGCTGGAACAAAAGGCAATAGTTTGGGAGTTAAAATCTATCATATCGATAATACAGATAAACTTGTATCTGCTAACAGCGAAAATGTTACTGAGTGTAAATCATTTTTCACATATTTACCTGAAACTACAGATTGGGGCACACAAAACAGTTATGCCAATGACGAAGTTCATGTAATGATCGTTGACATTGACGGAGAAATTACTGGAACAAAAGACAGCGTTCTTGAGCGTTGGGAAGGTTTATCATTAAATCCTGAAGCAAAACTAGTTAACGGCGCAGCAAATTATTTTGCAGACGTTCTTAATCGTGGATCTTCATACATCTATGTAACTAATCCACAAGACCTCTACACCACAGAAGTTGAAAGTGGAGAGACTGTATATAGTGTTGGAACTCCTAGCTCTATTCCACAATATACTTTTGGTGGAGGACTTGATGGAGAACGCACTATAAACAATGTAGTGACAGCATTAGATATATTTGACGATGTTGAAAATATCGACATTAGCTTGTTGTTTGCTGAAGCCTTTATGACAGACACAAATCGTGAAGTTAATGATAAGATTGGTGAAGTTGCTACAAATCGTGGTGATTGCATCGGATTTTTATCAGCTCCGTTAGATTTGTATACCGAAGGCAGCGATGCAGACAAATTACAATATCTTTTAACTTCTAAAGACAACACTGGTACATTGTCTAGTTATGTAGTGTTTGATAGCACACCAGTTTATGTCTATAACCGCTATTCAGACAAGTATGACTGGATTCCAGCATGCGGTCACATGGCAGGTCTTTGCGCATACACTGATGAAATTGCAGATGCATGGTTCTCACCAGCTGGTTTAAATCGTGGTCAACTTCGTGGAATCACAAAACTCGCTTATAATCCTAAGCAAGCAGATCGTGACGAACTCTATAGCACCAACATCAATAGCATCATGACCTTCCCAGGTCAAGGTACAGTGCTATGGGGAGACAAAACTGGTCAACCACGTGCTACAGCATTCGATCGTATCAACGTTCGTAGATTGTTTAACGTGATTCAAAAGGAAATTAAAAAGGCAGCACGCTATTCATTGTTTGAATTAAATGATCCATTTACACGTGCAGCATTTAAAAATTCTATTGAACCATTCCTTCGTGATATACAAGGACGTCGTGGTATTACAGAATTTAAAGTAGTATGTGACGAAACTAACAACACTCCAGATATTGTTGATAGCAATCAATTTGTTGCTAGCATCTATATTAAGCCTGCGCGTTCAATTAACTTTATATCACTTAATTTTGTTGCAACTCGTACTGGATTATCATTCACTGAAGTATAAATAACCTAGAAAGATATAAAAGAACATGAGTACACTATCAAATTTTAAAGCTCAATTAACGGGTGGAGGAGCACGTATTAACTTGTTTCAAGTTACTATGTCTTTTCCTACAGACGTATTAAATGGTTTTGATGCTGGTTTTAAAGGACAGTTTTTAATTAAAGCTGCCGCTTTGCCTGCAAGCGTAATCACTCCAATCGAACTGCCATATCGCGGTCGTAGATTAAAGATTGCAGGAGATCGTACATTTGAACCATGGACAATCACTGTAATCAACGACACAGATATGACTATTCGCAACGCGTTTGAAGACTGGTCACATCGTATAACACGTCATGACGAAAATACAAGTGCGTTTGGAAACAACTTAAACTATATGGGTTCTGCAACAATTGACCAACTTGACAGAGAAGGTGTGATTGTTAAAAGCTACGATATGCGAGGCATTTGGCCATCCAATATTGCTGCAATTGAAGTAAACTATGAAACCGAAGGTGTTCAAGAGTTTACTGTAGAATTGCAATTCCAAGATTGGGTGACAGCCACGACGACTGTTTCCTAATAGTTATTTTTGATATAAATACTATATTATGAAGCTGTTTGGCTATGAAATATCAAAGATAATTGACAAGAAGAAGCCTTCTGAAGGTTCAACTGTACCGTCATTCTCAGCACCGATTGAGAATGACGGTACTTCTATTTTAACGTCGAGCAATGCTGCTGGCTATTATGGTCAGATACTCGACATTGATGGAGCATCACTGACTAATGAAAAAGACATTGTATTAAAATGTCGCAGCGCAGCAACACAACCTGAGTGTGATACCGCAATTTCTGATATTGTAAATGCTGCAATCGTGTCTGACTCGGATGGAGCTCCAGTCAACATCGTATTAGACAAACTTGA